TAGCGGTTTCTACGGACAATACGTAGATATTGAGGGAGTATATAAAAGTGAACAGGATCTGGTACGTAGATACCGTGAAATGTGTCTGCACCCAGAGTGCGATAGTGCAATTGAAGATATTGTAAATGAGGCGATCGTATCTGACTCAAACGATTCGCCTCTAGAAATTGAATTGTCGAATTTACCCGCTTCTGATAAACTGAAAGAAATCATCAGAAATGAGTTTAAGACTATTAAAAGTCTGATGAACTTTGATAAAAAGTGTCATGAGATTTTCAGGAATTGGTACATTGATGGAAGAATCTTTTATCACAAGGTAATTGATCTTAAGGATCCTTCCGCTGGAATTCAAGAAATTAGATATATTGATCCATTAAAAATTAGATTAATCCGTAAGGCAGAGAAAGACGGACAAAATAATCAATCACCTTTTTATGTTGCAAGAAACGGAAAGGATCCAATGAATCCTGAAAGTTATGCAGCACCAGAAATTGAAGAATACTATCTCTATGATCCAAATTCTGCATCAAAGAGTAGTGGTATTATACCGAGCAGACATAATAAAGGTTCAGTAAAAATTGCAAAAGATGCAATTACATACGTAACATCTGGTCTAGTAGATAGAAATAAGCAAACTGTTTTATCATATTTACATAAAGCGATCAAGGCACTCAATCAACTTCGAATGATTGAGGATTCTCTTGTTATCTACAGATTATCCCGAGCTCCAGAGCGTAGAATTTTCTATATTGATGTTGGCAATCTTCCCAAGATCAAAGCGGAACAATATCTCCGTGATGTGATGAATCGTTATCGTAATAAGTTGGTTTACAACGCCGATACTGGAGAAATTCGTGATGATCGCAAATACATGGCGATGCTTGAGGATTTCTGGTTACCAAGAAGAGAAGGTGGAAGAGGAACTGAAATCTCTACACTTCCTGGTGGACAAAATCTTGGTGAACTTGCTGATATTGAGTACTTCCAAGCCAAACTTTACAAATCACTGAATGTTCCTTCCAGCAGACTTGATAGTGCTGGTGGATTTAATCTTGGTCGTTCTTCCGAAATTCTGAGAGATGAACTTAAGTTTACTAAGTTTGTAGGAAGACTCCGTAAGAGATTCTCTGGTATTTTCAACGATATGTTGAAAACTCAATTGATTCTCAAAAATATTATCACTCCAGAAGATTGGGATTTACTTGAAGAGCATATTCAATATGACTTCTTGTATGACAACCACTTCTCAGATCTCAAGAAAAATGAACTTCTGACTGAGCAACTTGGAGTAGTTGCTGCTATGGAACCATACATGGGCAAATACTTCTCTGCATATTACGTCAGAACCAAAGTTCTCAAGCAAACAGAAACTGAGATCATTGAGATTGATAAGCAGATTGATAAAGAAATCAAAGATGGAATTCTTCCCGATCCAAATGCACCAATTGATCCAAATACTGGATTGCCAATTGAACCTGGTGCAGCAGGAATGGATTTAGGTGCTCCAATCAATGAACCAAACATAGATAAGCAAGGTGCTGCAACAGAAGTAAAACCTCCAAAAGGAGGAGAGATATAAATACATTATAGTTTATAATATTTTGATTAAAAAATGGACGATTTAATGGACATGATCATTTCTGGTGAATCTTCTCCATCTGAAGTTAGCGATAAAATCAAAGAGATTTTATATACTAAGTCAGCAGAAAAGATTGATGCAGCAAGACCATATGTTGCCTCTACTCTTTTTGGAGAAGATGAAGTTTCCGACGAAATTGATTCTGAAGAAGATGAGGATCAACCTGGAGAAGAAGAATGATTATTAGACCAGTATCTGCTTCTGAGGATATTCAAGCAGCAGCAAGTGTAGATGCAACTATTCTTTCGAATACGTTAATTTATATTGTAAATACAAATAACGCAGCTGCTGGAATCCTAGTTGCAGGATCTACGCCCAGAACCATTTACGTTTCAGCAAACAGTAGCATTGTTATTGAAAAAGAACATGGTGCTGCATTAGATTCTACTGGACAAGCTGGAATAAGTACACATGTTTGGGCTCAAGCAGTAGCATACACAAATTAAGAAAAATGAAACTTATCCGAGAAGAAGTCGAAACCGTAGATTTTATCGTTGAAGAAAAAAACGGTAAAAAGAGCATGTATATTGAGGGAACTTTCCTTCAAGGCGATATCAAGAACCGCAACGGTAGAATGTATCCTATTCAAACTCTCTGCAGAGAGGTTAATAGATACAATGAAATGTATACCAACAAAGGTAGAGCACTTGGTGAACTCGGTCACCCCGATGGACCAACAATCAACCTTGATCGTGTATCACACAAAATCGTAAAACTTGAGCAAAGAGGTTCAAACATTTACGGTAAGGCGAAACTTCTTGAAACTCCAATGGGCAAAATTGCCAAATCCCTGATTAATGAGGGAGTAAAACTTGGTGTTTCTTCTCGTGGCGTTGGTTCAATCAAAATGAACAACGAGGGCGTAAATATTGTTGGTGAAGACTTTATGTTGGCAACCGCTGCAGATATCGTCGCTGATCCTTCTGCACCAGATGCATTTGTTGATGGAATCATGGAAGGAAAAGAATGGGTTTGGGAAGGTGGAATCCTTCGTGAAAGATTTGCATCCCATACCAGAAACAGGATAAATACATTAGTTGATCAACGTGCTCTTGAAGAGCACAAACTTCAACTGTTTAATGATTTTCTATCAAATTTGTAATTTATAAATAAATATAGTTTTAAAAACTACACAAAGGTTAAAATCGGAGAGTTCAAATGTCCAGTGGAAAAGATTTACAAGAAATGGAAGTAGGCACTGCTCAATCCAAGACAGCCGTTAACGCTAACGCAAAACCTGGCGATCCAATGCCTTCGGGTAATGCATCTGGTGTAATGGCACCAGGTCAAACTGGATCTTGGGAAGATCTTGGCGGTCCTACCCCAGAGAATTACAAAGCAGACGACGATTCAGCAAAACTGAAGACTCCTGGTGCTTCACTGAAGCAAGTAAGAGATGTCGTCAATTCTAAGGCGGTTAAGGCTGAGGAAGTTGAGGTAGAAGACCAAGAATTAGTTGCCGAAGAAGAAGTGACCGAAGAGGACGCTCTCCGTAGCAAAGTTGAAGAAGCAATTTCCGAATCAGAAGAAGAGGTTGTTGCTGAAGAGACCGAAGAAGAAGTCGTTGAACTGAACATTGAAGAAGATGTTGAAGCACTTCTTCAAGGTGAAGAACTCTCCGAAGAGTTCCAGGAAAAGGCAAAAGTTATCTTTGAATCTGCAATCAATGCTAAAGTTGCAGCAATCAGAGAAGAACTGCAGCAGTCCTACGAAAATGCAATCGTAGAACAAGTAGAAGAATTCAAGAGTGAGATCACCGAAAGAGTTGACTCATATCTTGAGTATGTTGCTGACGAGTGGATCCAAGAAAATGCACTCGCAGTTGAAGAAGGTCTTAAGACCGAGATGACCGAATCATTCCTCCAAGGAATGAAGGGTCTTTTTGAAGAACATTATGTAACAATCCCTGAAGATAGATATGATGTACTTGAGAGCATGGTAAATAAACTTGATGAAATGGAAGAAAAACTCAACGAGCAAATCGAAAGAAATGTTGCTCTAAACAAGAGACTGGCAGAGTCTGTTACCGATGGAATCTTAGGTGAAGTTTCTGAGGGACTTGCAGTTACTCAGAAAGAAAAACTCGCTTCTCTTTCCGAAAGTGTTGAGTTTGAAAGTGAAGAAGACTACCGTGAGAAACTGGTTACCTTGAAGGAAGCATACTTCCCATCAAGAGTAGTTAGTGCTCAAAGAGATTCCGCTGAGTTTATTTCAGAAAACAATTCACAGATCTATTCATCTGGATCCATGAGTGGTTATCTGTCTGCACTCCAGAGAGTTTCTAAAAAGTAAGTTTTACATTATAAACTAAACCACAAACACTTTTAAAGAGGTAAAATCAAATGCAAATGTTCAATTCTGAGCATCTGCAGGAGAAGTGGGCACCATTACTTGATTATGATGGAGTTGATCCTATTAGGGATTCCCATCGCAGAATGGTAACCGCTGTCCTGCTCGAAAACCAAGAAAAATTCATGACCGAGGAGCGTGCGTTCCTCTCCGAATCACCCACCAACGCTGCTAACGCTGCTGGTGCATCTGGTGCATTCGGTGGTAGCTCTGCCGCTGGTGGTGCTACCGCAGGTTTCGACCCCGTTCTGATCTCGCTGATCAGACGTTCAATGCCCAACCTGGTCGCTTATGACCTCGCAGGCGTTCAACCAATGAACGGTCCTACTGGACTGATCTTTGCAATGCGTTCACGCTACACCAACCAGTCTGGTACTGAGGCACTCTTTGACGAGGCACAGTCACAGTTCTCTGGTCAGGACAGCGGCTACAATCTGGAGCAAGGTCTTTACACCGCTCAAGCATCTGACGGTGTGTCAGTTGGTTTCGGTACTACTAGTTCCACCAACCTCGGTTCAAATCCTGGTCTTCTCAACTCGTCAATCTCACAAGCTGAGTACGCAGTTGGTCAGGGTATGCACACTGGCGACGCTGAGACTCTTGGCGACGGTGTTGGTAATGCATTCAACGAGATGGCATTCTCTATTGAGAAAGTCACCGTTACTGCAAAGTCAAGAGCACTGAAGGCCGAGTATTCACTCGAACTCGCTCAGGACCTCAAGGCAATTCACGGTCTGAACGCAGAAGCTGAGTTGGCAAACATTCTGTCAACTGAGATCCTTGCAGAAATCAACCGTGAAGTCATCAGAACCATCTATAAGGTTGCTGAGCCTGGTGCTGCTGCAAACACCGCAACTTCAGGTATCTTTGACCTGGACGTTGACTCCAACGGTCGCTGGAGCGTTGAGAAGTTCAAGGGTCTGCTGTTCCAAATTGAAAGAGATGCGAACGCTATCGCCCAAAGAACTCGTAGAGGGAAGGGCAACATGATCCTCTGCTCTGCAGACGTTGCCTCCGCACTCACCATGGCAGGTGTTCTTGATTACACCCCTGCTCTGAACGCCAACCTCAACGTTGACGACACTGGCAACACCTTCGCTGGTGTTCTCCAAGGTAAGTATCGTGTATACATCGATCCTTATTCTGCAAACGTTTCTGCTAATCAGTACTACGTTGTTGGTTATAAGGGTTCTTCACCTTATGACGCTGGTCTGTTCTATTGCCCATACGTTCCTCTCCAAATGGTTCGTGCCGTTGGTGAGAACACCTTCCAGCCAAAGATTGGCTTTAAG